ACTCTCGGCCTATTTCTTTCATCATGTCAGCAATGCGGTCTTCTTGGTTCTGAATCTGAATTGCTTCTTCTAGCGCACTGCCTGAATACGTGCCTTTATCGTTCTTTTTGGACTCAGCAATCTTATCTTCTACAGCTTCCTTACTGGCAAAGAACCCTGATATTTCAGCGCCCATCTGCTCAACTTGCTTTTTTTTCTTCAAGGACGCTTGCACTAAATTAAAAGCGGTATCGAGTCCTTTGATCAGTAAAACCAGTTCGCCTACCATGATGTTTCATTGCTTGCCGAAGAAATTAAAATAAGACCCAGCCAGCAACCCGCCCAAGACTAAGGTGGTTATTGCCTGTAGCACAGTTTTAGCCACGGTACGCTTTGCAGCACGCCAAGAGTCGAGTAAGCCCCGAAGCTCGGACACATCGGACAGCGCGTCATTGTCGCTCAACCCTATGTTTTTTAGGGCTTTCCTGGCTCCTAGCTCTGCCGATTGCTCGACCAGTTTCGCCATCTCTTCTTTGTCCATTTTACTCTTCCGCCTTAAATTTAAAAGAGCCGTTCTTTCCCAGTGCCGCTTTACATTTGTAGTATGAGCTATTAAAAGAAACTTTTGTATTTAGTTTTGCCAAGTTGTAATACTCCTTTTCACTAACTAGGTGATTTACCACCTTTATCTTTTTTTCTGTTAACGGAATCAACTTTAACAAGGGGGTCAGGTAGGGCAAAACAACATCTATTTCTGTCTCTTTTTTCCGAACTAGGATATTCACAGGGGCGCTCGCTTGATACCTAAAGTCTATTACTCCCTGTACTATTTCCAGTTTACCGTGTTTAATCAGTTCTAACTGGTCTCCTGTATACATAAAAGGTATATCATGGCTACACCTAAATTTCCACGGAGATATAAGTTGAAGTATCGTAGCCTCTTTGTCAATCTCCCCCATGCCCAGTTGATTAAAGGTATGGTTCGCAGCTTTAGAGAGGCCATCTGCATATTGGTACTTCCACCAGTGGTCTTTTACCGGACAAATGGGGGCAACTTGAATCCGTACATCGCTCCACAAAGGAAGGATAATTCCCGTTTTTAAATCGTTAACTATAGCGGGGCAGGTTTTGGCGGTTATGTGTTCCCCTGTTATTGCTCTGCTTTTTTTATTTGTAGGGATTGCTTTAAACCAAGGCCTACTTGTCTCTGCTCCTTGTTTTATTGGAGCATAGTTGTAAACGTCTGCTCTTGTTGTATAGCAATGCAGCTCAATAGGCTTGTCTTTGAATAATTTCATTTAAAAGAGTTTAAGTAATAACTGCTGCATCCATGCCTTCAGTTGCGTCAAACTCTAACGTACCCTCGCATGTTATTTTGCTTCTATTATTTACTAAATTAAGAGCAGTTGGAACTTGCAATGAAATACTCTTAGCGAGCCATTTTGTCTTTTCTTCGTCGGTTTCTTGGCCCTCGTCTAAATATACCTCCCAACCGTGATCTACCGAGCCGTGGCCCTCTTCCCCTTTTAATACGTTAAAACGTATTTCGTATGTACTCATTGTGCTCTCCTATTGCTTTAATTCACTAGCCTTAATTTTCAAATAATAGGTCGTATAGGGAAATAAGGTTTTTCCGTAACATCCACCTGTAGTACAACTAGGTCTAAAGCTGTTAAGTAATCCGCCCACTCTCTGTATCTCTCCACCGTTATATGAACACTACTAAGAGCGTTAGCCGCTAGTTCTTTTTCTGCGTCTACCCTAGACACTACTTGCTTTAACCTAAGCGCTTTTTTCTCAGCTTCAGAAAGTTTTATCCAGCCCATATCTGAGTAAGTTGGGCCGATCCACGACAAATCACTAAGTTTTTCCTCGAACCCATGAAGACCAAATATTGGACCCCAGTCATGTGGAAGAGGACCGACTTCGCTTAGGTTTTCGTTTGTTGACAGCTTTCTTAATTGCCACATTTTCCTGTCCTTGTTTTTCCGTTGCGGAAAACCCAGGAGATATTGAGTCTTTTTTAAGTTCCCCTATTTCCTGATAGCCTATTTTTTTTGAGGGGAAGGGAGGGAAACCGTTTAAATGCAGCCTCTCCTCTTCACTGGTAGGTCTCCATTCCCGCCAACTACCAAAGTCCTCCCTTGGTTGAAGTTGTATGTGGCAGCCTATACTTGCTGCTAATTGGTGTATGAACTCGGTTACTTGAGTAGGCGCATAAACATTCCATAAAAACGTCCCGTCCATACCACGCATTGTTATCTCAGTTGACCCTGAACCCGACATACCAATACTTACCGCCTGTGCTCTATTGCGGTTAGCGTTCAGCGACTCTAATTGCGCTTGTTGTTGTCGTTGTTCAAATTCTTTTTCAAATTCTTTTTTGTTCATTACTGAGCGTTCCAAGACACAACAACTTGACCGTTTGAGGTCACCGGATAATTTGTACCTCCTACGACTGAGACATCATTAAATGTCGTAGGACTCGCAGCACCACCCGGAGGAGCACTTCCCCCTGGGCCGCCTGCGCCGCCTGACGCTCCACCGCCGCCACCACCACCACCTTGACCATTGCCTCCACCGCCGTAAGCCTGAGCCCCTCCCCCGCCACCACCACCACCGGTTCCGGGATTGCCGAGACCGGAGCCGGCAACGGCAGAGTTTAGTCGGTTGTTGGACTCAGATCCGCCTGAATATACATTTGTTATTTGCGCTCCTCTCCCGCCTGCGCCGCCTTGAACACTACCCGTTCCTCCACCCGTTCCCCCTGAGTTAGCCCCAGAGTTGGGGTTAGGATACGTGCCTGCAGGATTACTGTTATCACTGGCTGCACCTCCTCCACCTCCACCACCTTCTGCTGGCATTGAGCCGTATTGCGCTGGAATACATAAACACCACGGGCCAATAGCACCAGAGGGAGCACCATATCCAGCATAGGTGCTTCCTCTAGCGCCGCCGGCTGGTGCAGGGTCAGACGCTACCACTGGACCCATACCCCCTGCTGTTCCCGTGCTGCCTACATTCCCTCCAGAGCCTCCAGCGCCAGCAGCGCCGCCGGGAAAAGATAAACTAAATGCTGTCGAAGCAACGCCCGGATTACCCACATTACCTGAGTTCCCCGAACTTCCACCCGGTCCTCCACCTCCACCTGAGGCACCGGGAAGCTTGCTGCCTTGGTTATCGTTGGCGTTTTGACCAGCGCCTCCAGCGCCTCCAGCGCCGGAATTGCCCGCGTTACCTGCATTACCCGCACTGCCCGCACTACCGCTTCCTACAGCACTTATTAGCGATACGCCTGTAGGAGCCGTGAAAGTGCCTGGCCCATTAAATGTCTCAGAACCCCCAGGGACTATACCTGCTCCTAAAACTCCTGCTTTGCTAGTACCTATTGGCATAATTTAACTCACTCGTGGTAAAACCACCCAGTAATAATGTATTTATTATTGTCGCCATAAACAGGGTTTCCTCTGTGCGCGTGGGTATACGCAGCGGGCCACAACACCATAGTATTTTCAACAGGGCTTATCCGTCTCTGTTGATACAAAAATTCTGTTTCTCCATTACCTTCTGTAGGTAATGAGTTTAAATATAGCATATAAACTAAGTTTCGATTAGCGCTAGGGCCATTCCCCTGCTCATAATGCCAGACGTGATAGCCTGCACCGCTAGAAGTTTTCTGTACTTTTAAATTACGGCAGTTAACCTTAACTTGCTGAAGAACATCAAACTCCCTAGAGTAGCTATCGAAACAAGCTTGCAAGCCCTCAAAAAACACATCGGTTAGGTTTTTACCTTCAAACTCGATCAAGTCAAGGTTCATTCCATTTAGAAATATGTGAAAATCTTCTTTAATATGTTTTGCAACATTCTCCCCTTTTTGTCTATCTGTTCCCGCGCCATGAGATTTATTCCGTTCAAACTCCGAAATCATGTGTTCGCAAAAACCCTTGGGGAAAACATCGGAAAACACTCCGATAAAATCTTTGTATTCAGCTTTCATCTAAATTGAGGCCCCGCAATCCACGCCACTAAACTCTGTCTATTGCCCTTAACAACAGGGGTTACTTGGTGCAAAGTCCAAGAAGGAAAAACTGTTATTATTCCTCTTTGTTTTTTCAGTGTAATTACATTAGTCGATGCTTTTATCTGTAAATTTCCACCTTCATATTCACTGGGGTCTGAAAGTTGCAAAACCAAACTGAGTTTTCTGCAAAAAGGCCCTCCGAAATCTTGATGCCACTTGTATTCACCTTGCTCCTCTTCATGATAACTACAAAGCTGTAAGGGCTCATGAAACCCATCTAAATCAAAATTAAAGTGCTCTGAATTCAGAGAAGCTGCGATGAACCCTAGCTTTTCAAAGACCCAATTTGTATCTGGAGTATTACGCAGCCAGTCTATCTTGTTCCTCCGTGTTTCCTCTTTTACTTCCCCTCCTGCTTTACCCTCTATCGTGCTTTCTCTAGCCTTTTGTTGCAACCAATCCAACTCTTTGTCTGTAAACGCTCCTTCCCACCAAGCCCAAATTTCCTTTTCTTTTACACAGGGAGGCAACCAATGTTGCATTAAATAAACCTCCTGCGCTGTCCCAAAGTAAAATGTACAAACTTTGTTTTTTCTTCGGACTGATTTTTTGTGATCATGTGGGGGAGCCAAGAGTTAAACAACATTAATGTGCCAGGCAGGAGGTTGTTGAAATGAATCAAAGGCGTTGCTACGTGTACTTCGTTGCTTTGATTTGTCATTAGGTCAGTCATTTTTTTCCCTGCCCGTGGGTCATCGAATACAGGGTAAGAACCACCTTCTGGGCATTCCAAAAAGTAAAACCCAGAGATTTGACTGTCTGCATGAACGTGCAGTACATTACTACCAGTACACGCAAACTCTTGTCCCCACATTCCAGCAACAAAGAACTCGTACTCATCTGTCAAGTACCCTTGTTCTTTTAGTATGCTTACGCCTTTATCTCGGAAGTATGAAGTAAGGAATAAAAGATCAGGGTCTTTAGTCATTGAACCTGTCTGCAAAACAGGGGCATGGTCCCCCATTTGCTGCTTGATCTCAAGATAGTGTTTTTCACTATGCTCAATAGTTTTCTCAACCCAATCAGGACGTTCCTCCCTATAAATGGGAGACGCAAAATAAGAAAATATTTCCATTGCCTATGCGTTTATATGATCTGAGAGCTTAGTAGCTAAAGCCATTATTTCTTCAGCGGTTATATCCATAACGTCGGCGGCTGCTGTTGTCCTTCTATTTTCCATTAAAATTTCTTTAGCGGTTTTTACAGCTTCTGCTTTTATGCGCTTTGCTTCCGCAGAAGCTTGAAGGCTTGCTCGATTGCCTTCTATCGCGTTTTGCTGCTCCACTTGTTGCTGTTGTTCTTCTGTAAGACTCATACTACCTTTCTCCTGTATTAATAAAACTTAAGTTGTTAAGTTTTTCATAGGTATAGTTACATACCAAGTAGTGCCATTATCAGGTGAGAAGAAAAACCATATATCCACAGCTTGTGCCGTCGTTGTGCGAGCTATCGCTCCTCCTGGGTATTTAAAGGTTCCCCCCGCCAAGGCTAGTGTCCTAGAGGCTGTAGTATCATTAGTTAAGACCAAAGTAAACGAAGTTGCTCTATTTGAAGCAGAGTTAGGAGTAGCTAAAGTTAGGGTGGCATTGCCGTTTAAAGTGGCCGTAAATACATTTCCTAAGTTAGCGTTAAGTGTAATAGCCGTACCCGTATTACCTAGCGCAACAACTTTGTCAGAGAATGTCCCCGAAAAATATTGATTACTGTCAATCGGAATTACTAAGTTGCCTGCAGAATCATCTATCCCTGTAGTTATTTTTGGAGTAGTCAGTGAAGGCGAGAGCATTAGTACAACACCACCTGTGCCTGTTGCCGCTGAAGTTCCCCCCGTTCCTCCGTTGGCGGTAGGAAGAGTGCCTGTGACCTGTGAGGTTAAGTTAACTCCCGATAAAGCTCCTCCTAATGTAAGATTACCTGATGACGTGACCGTTCCACTAAGCGAAATGCCGTTAACTGTCCCCGTACCGCCAACAGAAGTAACGCCTCCTTCACTGCTAGGGTTGGCATTAAACACCGCAGCCCCTGTGCCTAAGCCATCGGTAACAATCATGACTTTAGCGCCACTGGGAATATTAACCGTAGCGCCAGACCCCTGCTTGATCGTAATAATCTGGCTGCCAGTAGTAGCGTTTTCAATAATCCATGTCTTAGATATTGTGTTAGGTCCAAGAGTGACTTCACGGGTAGCAGTTAATGATGATGCCGAGGTTATTTTAAGGTAAAGCGCTCTCGTAGCGTCTGCTGAAGCGTCTGGCATAGTGAAAGTTTCGTTAGCATCAGCAGACATCTGCTTAGTGCCAAGGCTAAAACCGTCAGTGATTAACTCAAGGTTAGTATTGGTACTGGTTCCCCAAGTTCCACTTTCATCGCCCGTAGCGATCTCTTTTAGTCGTAAATTATTTACAAAAGTTGCCATGATTTTTTCCTATGCCGCTATGTCTGGGTTAATTATAGTCCAATTTGGGGTCTGAGCATCTGGAACAACGCTCCAACCCGTAATGTTAACTGTTCCTATTGCCCCTGTTCCAAAAACCCCTATAGGGATAACATTCGAGCTTCTTGTGTTTGTTACGCTTCCTACTGCGCCTGTACCCGATACACCATTCAGTTGGAAGGACACAGCAGGTAATACTGCTCCTATCGCCCCAGTGCTACTTACTCCAGACACTGTTACGCTTGTGCTATATGCGGGAGTCACCTCCCCTACTTGCCCTATTCCCAGAGTGCTGGGGAAAATAACAAATATTTTCCCCACGCTAAATGTAACTGATCCTACCGCGCCTGTTGCAGCGACTCCTGTTGGGATAATAAACTCATTTACCCCTATCGTGAAGTCCCCAATGGCACCTGTACCCTGTATTCCGGTAAGGTCAAAGGCTGCCGCAGTTCCTATCGTTCCTACTTGGCCTGTTCCTTCTATGCCTGTAGGCGTGACAAGGCCCGTATAATCTAAAGTTACTGTGCCTACCGCGCCTGCTGCAGAGACACTCGGAGCAGTTAGAACGAGGCCATAAGCTGTTGCTACAGTGCCAACCTCACCCGTGCCTACCGCTGCGGCACCGTTATCTCCCCACGCTTCTTCGCCCCATCCCAGTTCCCCCCAGACAGGGCCAAGACGTACAATTTTACTTGCCTCGCCGCCCCATTTGTTAAATCCCCAAGGACGTTGACCCCACGCGCTGCTCACAGTTAGCCCCGGTTAAGCGATGCGTATAATGGCAGAAGCTGCCGCTGCTGATGGAAATTGTATTTGGAAATCACCGGAGCTTACTGTCTGGTCACCACCAAAGCTAAGTACCGCACAAGCAGAGTTAGAATCGCCTGTGTCATAAATCAAAGCACCTGATGTTGTGAAGCTAGAAGAAGTCCACGTTAAAGCACTAAAGGTAGTGATCGCCGTTGTTCCATCTGCTGTAGGCGTGACAGAGGTAAGTAATTTACCTTGTTGGGTATACCCTGTAGCCGTAGGTAACTCGTCACTACCCATTTGAGAATAGTTAGTAGTCGCCGCGCCAAATGTACCACTACCTGAAGCAGTAGCTTTGAAAAGCGCCATTTTAAAACGGTTACTTGCCCCAGTGAAGTTATGTAAACCCTTCATCAACTCGACTTTGAACGATGTCGGCATTGCTGTTGTAATTGAAATTGCCATGTTATACCTCTAGTAGTTTCACGAGTTCAGGATGCCCAGCATCCGTAAAACGATTAGTTAATGTTGTGTTGTGCGAAGCCACAGCCTGACGTAAATAATTTGTCACTACGGCCCTGATATCTTCTTTAAATGCTTCTGCTTGCGCCTGTATGACAGGGTGCGAGTTGTTCCCAATGGAAATAACCTCGTTTACTGCATGCTCCGCCAATTCTTCAGGAGTAAACCCCCTCCCTGAAACGGTTGAAGTTGTTGCTATTCCTACTTGTACTCCACCAACTGTACTAATCATAGTCATGGTCCAGGCGATTCCGATTTGAGAGGTATTCTAATGGTCCCGTCTCTGTATTCATCTCTTCTGCGACGACCCTGTTGTTCAATACCAAGCCCTTGGATGGCTTGCTTATAGCTTGCTTCAAAGAACTGCAGCATTTCGGTAGGCCCTTTGGTGTAACTATATGCTTGAATCAAGCAAGCATACAAAAGTACTTCAGGCGCATTTGTACTTATCCAAGTAGTAGTCTCTGTCGCAGACAGTTGAGCTGGTCTTGTTATATAACCTATTTGCATGGCAATGTTAGCATTGGGTGTTGGAGCTAAGTAAAAAGTATCTTGATCCCAGACTGAATAGTATCTAGGCACACCTTCAACACTGTAGTTAGGCCAATATTCTTTAAGAAAAGACGTGTCTCTAAACTCCAAAAAAGACTCAACACCCCCTATTGAAGTCATTAAATAACGATGAGTCAAAATGGCGCTAGGTGCAGATAAGAAACGATTACCCTTTGTAGACGTGCCTGTTGCCTCAATTCTAAAAACATCAAGATCGATGTCACGCAATATGCGGTTTTCCGCCATCGTGATAAACGTATTAATCACTGCGTTGGTAAACACATTAGCGTC